CTCGCAAATTTCTGTAGTACGGGTATCAGCAACTTAACTATTTTAGACAGTATAATTATAATTCCTACAGGAAATAGTAATGACATAACTAAGTTCTCTTCCCATTCGAAGCCGTGCCAATGCTTTACTGGATCATCAAGTCTTTCTAATATAATTATTAGCTGTAGGGAAATAAGAGAGGCCAGTAACCAATAAATAGGAATATCAGTAACATTAAACATTAGTAATACCATCGGTTAGTTGAATAAATTCTGTAACAATGTCCCATACGCTATAGAAATGTAACGATTTATTTGGGTTACCCCAATGACCACTTTGGTTTTTTGTTATAACAACTGCTTGATCAGAGATATTAGGCTTAACGCCGAAACAAGGCTGTCTGTGACCTATCTCTCTACGTAGTTCTATATTATCTACTGTAAAATCTTCTAAATTGTTGAGGTTATCTAACTTTTTCCATTTATCTTGATGTGCAGGGTGTCTACAGTCAAACTTGTTGTCAACGATTTGTTGCCACTGAGCTTCTGTGTATCCTGCGTATAGTTTAGACTTTATTGGTTTTACACAACTAATAAGGTTTTCGTACTCTCCTCTATGATAAACATAATCAATCACTTCTAACTCAATATTCTTTAATCTATCGTATTCTTCGTCGCTAATCTTCATCTTTCATTTCCTCTATAACGTAGAATGTGTCTTTACAACGCCTAGTGCATTCAGGTTTACATTCTTTATATATGCCGTTAGGCTCAATACAAAGTAGTAACCTTCTAGGCTCTCTTTTAATTGGTTTAAGAGCTTCTTGAAGATCATCGTGATAATTATGTAGATAATCTGAATCATCATTAATAGAATCAGATAAAGCTGCAGATGTACGTTCGATAGATATCCAACGATCTATTTGTTCTTGCGTTACATTTTCTGGTGTTAATTTACTCATCTTAAACTCCTAATTTCTTTAGCATTAGCTAAGTGACATGACTTTATATCATTATGACCTAATGCAAATATGTTGTCAGTATTAGCCCATGTGTTATCCCATACATAGACTAAGTACTTTTTGTTAGTCCTTTTACTTAATACTCTTATTCCATAGCTATGGGTAAAAGCATTATGTATTTCGTGACTAATCACTTCAGCTAAGTAAGATGTTTTGTCTAGCTTTTGTTTTAATCTATAAATAGTACCAACTTTTAAATTTAGTAGCTTTGGTTTTTTATTAGGTTTCATTCTGAGCTCTCCCAATTAGCTTCCATAGCATCATCTCGTCTACGGTCATATTCTCTATCAGCATTATCTGAATTTTCATCTTCGTAATGCTTAGCTAAGTTAACTTTGAATTCTTCTGATTCTATTATCTCTTCTATCAGTGACTCTCTAATAAAAGCCATTTCTGTCTCTGATATCTCTGGTTCACCCTCAGAGCTAATAGAATAAGACAACATATTTATGCTCAATGGCACGTCTTGTAAGTAGTTACACATTATCTGTGTCCTCATAGCTAATTATGTATGTTGCACCATTTATAGTTATAGTAACGTCGCTGTCTTCTGGTGCTGGCCATGCCGCTTTTGCGCAATACGCTTGTTCTAGCTGAGTAACAGCCAGTTCAAATTCATCTTCACTTGTAACAAAGCAGACTCTACGACCATAGCTTGTTAATATTAGTATCATAACTCTTCTCCCATCCACTCAGCTATAGCTTGTGCAAGTTCTTCTTCAGTAATCATGTTGTGTGCTCTCTTTAGTTTATAGTGAAATAGTTTATCTCACTTTCATTTATAATTATATCATGTTTGTCACTGTAATACAATAGAATGTTTTTATGACACGTATAAGAAAAATCTATTGTACTTTCAATCTAATCTATAGTATTCACGTGCGCGTCGCGCGATATAAGATGAGTCAGTTAATGTTGATGGTAATAGTAAACATCAGTTGACAACAGTGCACACTAGTCAGCTTGCCAGTCAGAACGTTAGCTCAAACAGCGCTAATGTCAGTACTTCCTGGTATGTCTTGTTCTCAGTTTGCACTCTTTTCACCTAGCGAATCGTTTATCAGGTGAGTGCAAACTGAGAACACAAATTGTAAATTTCTAAAATTATTAGATTTATTAACCCTTATTTATCAAGGACTTACACAAAGCTAGGTATGTCAGTGTTTATACAGTTGAGAACAGAAATTTTTTTTCACAAAATAAGTCCTTATTTATCAAGGACTTAGGAGTGACTAGTCTCAGCAAATCCAAAAAATCCAAACGTCAAAAAGGGAAAATCCAAAAATCCAAAAAATCCAAAGTTTTGGTAAGGGTAAAATAAAGAAGTTTTGAAAAATAATAATATTATATAAGACTATTAGATTTTGGATTTTATATAATTGATGTTTGGATTTTTTGGATTAGCTATAGCTGTTACTATAGATGTGATTTGGATTTTTTGGATTTTGCTATTTCTGAGGTTTGGATTTTTTGGATTTGCTAAGATTCACCCAGCGTATATATTAGTTATGCAAATTTTGAGCACATTTTTACAGGTGAGGGTTTTTGCTGATTTCCTCGCATTGCATTAAATCACAGGAATACTCGCTATACAGTTCACATATTAGATTAACCAGGTTATTTTAAGCAAAAAAAATACCTGGTCAGCTTTCGCCAACCAGGTTACTTTTACTTCAGTTTTGGCATATCTTTAGTGCCTTTTGGCTTATCTTTAGAGCTTATCTTAGTTCGTGTTGCTTCGATATTCTCTAATAGATGTTGGATGTCATTAGCAACAACTTCACCTTGTGCTACTCTAGTCAAAAGATCTTCTTTTGACTTCTTAGCTATAGCTTGTTGCTTGGTCCAAGCGTTGGTGCCAATTTTACACATAGTGTTAAAGCCACTTGCGCTTGATTGCTTAATGCCATAATCAACATTAGCGACTAGTTCCCATTGCTTGTGGTAGTAACAAAATATAGCAATGACATTCTTTTTATCATCATATAGCACATTAGATTGTGATTTCTTAGCACACGTCAATTCTTCAACCTTAGCTAATATTTCACTCACTTTTTTGGACTTATTTGATTTCAAAAAAGTTACTATTTCAACAAATTGCTTCTTAGTAGACATAATATTTCTCTCTTAGATTATAGTGTGCAAAATTACACACTATTAGATTGCTATTAATTCTAGATTTTAAAAGATCACTTTAAAGTGGGAACACCACTTTATTTATTCAACTATTATATTATAATACTATCAATATTATAATATAATAGTTATATGCTTTAAGCATATAACTATTAATTATTAGTTAGTCAAATACATCATGTTGAGTAGCACCCAAAGCTAAAAAGACTTTGCTAATTACATCAAAATTTTCTAACTTTATCACTTCATTTTTTAGCTTGTACATCTTTAAATCAAGCATCTCTTGGCTTGATTCTTCCATATTTATATCATGAGCTAAAGCTAATAGCTCAACTTTTAATTTTGCATCTATCATAATAATATACCTTTATTTAATTAAAAAATATTAGTGAATTAATTTAATTAACCAACTATTAAATTATAATATATATTTTAATAAAAGTAAAGTATTAATAAGTATATACTAATAGCTATTTGTTATATGCTATATAGCACGCTTTTGTATAAAAGTATAATCAATATTATTTATAGCGACATAAATAATATTTATGCTATCACGTGCAATATGCTAATATTATAATATAGTGGTATTATAACATAACGATATACTACTATAGTCAAGCACACTAATACTATAATATAGTGGTATTATAATATAACGATATAGCTATGCAATTATATTATAGTATTATAATACAGCTATATCGTAATAGGGCCCTAGGGGCTTGGGCAGGGGGCGCACGTTTTTACACGTTATCCTGTAAGAATATTGACTTTCTAAACAGTATTATTAATTTTAATAATTTACTTCTTAGTGGTATTAATTTTAATAATTTACATCTTAGTGTTATTAATTTTATTAATTCACCGCACTCTTGCATACTGCTTGTATTTCTAGCCTAAAAATAGGCTTACGAACACTAAAATAGGCCTCCATATCTCGTCCACACCAAATTAAAAAATGTTATTGATATGATTATGAGCCTAGAATTTGGAGGCCTTAAATGCGCAATATGGAGACCCAATTTAAAACTCCTTATAAATCAAGGAGTTACGCAACCACACATATTAGTTACTCTTATATAGCTAGGCCATCAACGACCTGTCTGCTAGGCTTACGCTTGCTTTTTGTCTTAGATTCGTCTCCAGATGACTTTGACATAGCCATGTAACGAAGCATATCAGCACCATGAGAGAATTCGTTGTGCAGAGGCTTGTCTTTCCACACCTGTAGTTTCTCATCCCACTCCTTACTATAGTTCTGTAGGCACGTCTGCAGATACACACAACGCTCATCTATCCAGAAGTGCGCAAGCATACTACGTACAAGCTCTATACCTGTAGTTATAGGTATACGAGGTAGCACTACGAAGTTAACACTAGGCATTAGCTCTCGGAAGCGGTCCACGCGTGACTGACCTGTATTTAGCTCACGTACCTCAGCGTCATGAGGCAGGTACACCGTAGTGATGTCGTAGCCTGTGGCCTTCATGTGCGCTGTGTAGTGTTCAATGTCCTCACCGTTGTGCCTGTACTCCTCGATGACCCTCTTGTCGCCACCCCATGTCTGGAAGTAGCCTAGGACGAAGTCGTCGTTCATACCGAGGTCCGCAGCCACCTCCACAGGAAGGTTATGGTCATATAGCTTAGGTATACAGCGACCACGACGTACGATGAGCTTCTTGTACTTCTCATCGTAATAGCTACCGTCACGCACTGCCTTGAAGGCCTCGTCTGGTGTAGCTGGGTACTCTTGGAAGATGTATTCACCGAGCTCCTCGTATTGGTCAATCCAGAAGTTTTTCTGTGTATCACTTATAGTTGTGCCTGTCTCCACCTCGATTTTCTCAAAGTACGCAGCCTGCTCAGTGGTAGGAACGCGGTGTACAGACGAGTTACAGTCAGGGTCTTGAAGCCATGACAAGAAGACGCACAAGAACTCCTTGGGGCCTAAGTCGGATGCCAGCTTGCCCTCTCCCTTGTCCCACATGTACTTAAAGTCATTGACGCCCTCAGCGGTAGACTCGATGACTACCGTGTTGCCCGGCGCGATAGCCTGGAGTGTACCGGTCTTCGTTTCTTTCGCTTTTTCTGGGTACCTGTTACATATCTTGCCATATTCCGAAATATGCAACCTTTGGAGAGTAGCTGAACGGAAGGAGGTACGTATAAAGATAGTGCTACCATTAGCAAAGCCGATTTCATCTGAGTTGTCCTTAGTTAGTTTTTGTCTTAGTAAGTCGATCACAACTTCTGGAACATTATGCCAGGCAAGCTTGATACGTTTAAGTAGAGTTCCAGACTCAGCCTTGCCTTGAGACATGAGACCCGACAGTAGGTCCTCAACAAAGAGAGTGTCGTCAAAGAAAGATATGAGCCAGAATGTAGATATACCCTGTTGTCTAGACTTGAGTATTAGGATACGAGCGTGCTCCAGGCTCTTAGAGAAGACCACAAGCTGAGCATAGTTCATGATGAAGCGACGACGCACACCATGCTTGTCGACTATAGTGTACATGTTGTTGAGGCGCCACAGCTTGTTGGTCATGAAGCGCTCCCACATCTCTCTATCTGACACAGGGTCGCGGTAGAAGATTTCTAGGTCTGCTCCAGGATATAGTTTGCGTAGCTCAGCGCGAGAGCATGCCATCTTATTAGTTATATTCATGACGAGCGCTGCATAGACTTGAAGGATGAGATACCTGAGTCTGAGAAGCTTGCACCAGGTGCGTTGAGTACATTTACATTAGCTCCCTTAGCAAAGAACGCTGTCTGTAACTTAGCTAGGCTTGTCACAAGCACCTCGAGCTCTATAGGTGCTGTTACGTCATCGACCATACCATTGATGCGCTTGACTAGAGCTATGCCTGTGTCTTGCATGTCACCCTCTAGCTGCATTAGCTTATCTACTTTATCCACTACCTTGTCTACAAGCTCGCCTGATAAGCCTTCAGTCTGTTCTAAACGTGACTTTATATCATTAGCTATCTCATGCACAACGTCTGCATCTGTAGCCAGGATAGTCTCTACATCCTGCTTCTCTGCTACGCCCTGCCACTCTTTGCGCCAGGCTAGTACCTTAGGGTAGGGTAGAGACTCATCCCTAGCAACCTCTCTGGCTGACTTACCTGTTTCTAGCAAGCCCATGACACGCATCTTAGCTTCTTCTTCACTTTGCATTATGTTTCTCCCAGTACTCACGTAGAGCTGTAACGATGATAAAGCTTATAGATAAACCGTGAGCTTTACAGTGCTGGCGGATGTTGTCTATAAGGCGTACATCTGCCTGCTTCTTTTCATTAATTGAAAATGAGAATATCACTACTATTTCCTATATCGTTTATTAAATTTAATAATATCACAGATAATTGTACTTGTAAACCTATTTATAATATAATGTTATCATAACTAATAGGAGCTATATATGAGTAATGAAGCACAAGCTGTTACTCCTGCATCTAGTCAGGAGCCTGCAGCAACTAAGACATTTTTTGAATCAGTCAACGAAGCTACAAGTAAGCTGACAGTTAACGAGACAAGTGGTAAGCTGGAGTTTCCCAGCGGCGTAGAAATGACCGAAGAAGTTAAGGTTGCTGCTTTCGCTGAAAAGAAAAGACGTGACGCGCAGAGTGCTCTTGCGCAGTCAAACAATCAGTTAGCTATTGAGCGTGCTAAGAATGAAGAGTTAGTTAAACTTGTTAAAGGTAATAAGCGAGTCGAACTAGCACCTGATGTACTTGAAGAGTTGGACGAACTTAAATTCGCTGACCCAGATGCATGGCGTGTTAGAATGAATGAGCTTGAGCAAACAGCCACTACACAAGTAGACACTACACTATCTGATATTTCTGCAGCTGCACAAACTAAAGGGTCTGTAGGTGAACGAGAAGTACTATTACAAGCATTTATTGACGATAACCCTGGTTTCGTTATTAATGATGATGTGATAGCAAATGATATTCCTCCGAGGATAACGAAGAAGCTTGAGAGTGGCGAGTCGTCATTCACAGAGTTTCTACAAGAGGCTAAGGACTACTTAGGTGCCGGCAAGGTAATTGCTGGAGTTAAAACATCTGACGACCCTAACCTAACACACGTTGGTGGTTCAAGTACACCTTCGACTGAAGCTCAGACGAAGGACAGTGAATCATCTTATGAAGATGAAATTTTTTAGGAGATAAATTATGCCTACAGGCGTAGTAGACGCGAGCTCTATTTTAGTTCGTAACAAGTGGATGCGTGAAGGTTTACTTCAAGCAGCCTCTAAGTCCTTTTGGAGTGCCTATACAGGTAAGACAAAAGAATCAGTAGTTATGCAGGCTAATAACACCAACTCTAAAGAAGGCCACACTGTTGTCTTTGATATGGATGGTAACTTAGCAGGCAAAGCTGTAAAAGGCAAAGACACTGCATTTGGTAAAGGTGAGCAGAAGAAGAAATTCTCTGACTCTATCATCGTTGACCGCTATCGTTTAGTTGTTGATAATGGTGACGACTTTGACGGTGTTAACATTGGCGACTTGTCAATCACTCAACATGGTGATTCACGTACTAAGTTAGCTGACTTGTTTGTTCGTTGGAAAGATCAGATGTTATTTGATACTTGCCAATCTGTGACAGCAGCACCTACGCATGTTATTCGTCCTGGTACAGCTGGTGTTGTAACTAACACTTGGTACAACGAGCTTGTAGCTATTGAAACATCATTGAAGACTGGCATGAACATGCTAACTTCTCAGTTTGATGCCGCAGCAGCTAACGCAGCACGTCGTGCACCATTACAGCCTTATGTGACTAAAGAAGGCCGCTCTATGTGGATGTTCTTAGTTGATGCTGCTACAGCTGGTCAAATGCGTCGCGATAGCTCTATGCAAGGCATCTTGCAACAAGCTGATAATCGTGGTGATTCTAACCGCTTAATCAAAGGCTTAATTGGCAAGATGGGTGCTTTGTACATCATCGAAGCTGATGACTACTTTGGTACCAATGCAACAGGCCTTAACTTTGAAGATTCAGAGATTGAGATCGCCGGTTTACGTCAGTATGATGTAAACAACAATGCATGGTCTGGTGAAGCTGCTTATGACTCAACTTCTACATTATTCTCACGTAATGTTATCTTAGGCAAAGGTGCTATGCAACTTGCTTTTGGTAAGATGCCTGACTATAAGTATCAAGAGTCTCAAGACTTTGGCATCAAATCTGAATCAGCAGTTGAATTCTGGACTAACGCTCAGAAGCTTAACTTAACAGCTGAATCTGGCGACTACAAAGTTGCTAAACGAGCGGGAATTGATAACGGCATGGTCGTTGTTGACGTTCGTACACAGGCTTAATAGGAGACTAACATGGCTGATTTAAAACGTACTGGTACTAATAACCAGAAGCGTGGCGTATGCATTTTGTCTGCACCGTTAGCGGAAGCTGATGTGTTGACAACAGGCTCAGTGTATGCCACTTTACCTCCACGCTCAGTAATTACACGAGTTGCATTAGTAGCCAAGACTGTGTCTGGTACTACAAGTGCTACTCTTACTGTTACTGCTAATGGTGTCAATATCGCTGCTAACATCAACGTAACTACTGCTGGCTACAAAGCTGGTACTTTAGTTGCTGCTGCTGCTTACTTAGCTACTGGTGGTGACATCGTAGTTAAAGCAGGTGGAGTTACACCGGCTAATGGCGCATTCGTTGGTGACCTTATTGTTGAGTACATTGAACTGGACAAGACGACTGGTGAGTACACAAACTAACAGTAGTTAGTTAACAAAATATGAGCAGTGTTTAACGACACTGCTCATTTACTGAGGTTAGTATGAGTAGAGTAGGCGATATAATAGCACGTGCTAGAGACACACTATCTGATAGTGATGAGACTCGTCACGATACAGCAAGATTACTACGGGCGCTGTCAGAAGGCCAGAGTAAGATAGCTAAGCACTCACTAAGCATCAGATATAAATGCACAGTAGAATTGTGCCATTTACACCACACATACAAGATAGATAGCTCAGCTGTTGAAGCAAATGGTGGAACACCAATAGCTATCTATGGAGTTAGAAATCACGCAGGCAAGCCTTGCAGATTTGTAACTGAAGACTATATGGACCGTAAATACCCTAACTGGGTAACTGCAGTAGGTGCAGATATAACTCACATAGTTTATAACAAGCAACAACCACGACTGTTTAGAGTGTATCCTACTCCAGATAGTGCAGAGCTTGACACAGGTGCTACATTAAACACTGTAGACAATCCTATAACAGACTCTGCAACACTAGTTCAGCCAATAGGTGTAGCTAGCAACTTCGACATAACTAAAGAATTAACACCAATAAAGTTGTTAGTAGACTTTTACCTGAATCCACCAGCAATAACAACTTTACTAGACGATAACCTATTAGTTCCAGACCACTACGATGAGGCTTTGAAACATTACTTATGTGCTATAGTTTTGCGTGACGATAAGGATAGTCAGAACAGAGCTTTTGGTTCAGAAGAGTACAAGTTCTTTGAGAGTGCTTATAAGGTTGCTAATGCAATGACTGAAAGAGACTACACTGAGCAACATGAGAGTTATACAGCTGTAAACTACAATGCGGAGCTGAAATGAAACTGCAAAAGTTTAATGGAGGAGTAAGCACCCGCAAAGCTAGTCATTTGATAGGTATCAATGAAGGTACAGCTTGTACTAACGTTGATATTGAGAATGAGCTGCTAGGCCCAGTTAAACAACCTACAGCAGCTGGCCTAGCACTAACTAATAATGCTCGCTACATTAAGTATAACGATGCAATAGATACACTAGCTAAGTTGCCACATACCAAGGTAGAGTATAGAGATAAGACTTATTACTCTGTGTTAGGGGACTTCATACAAGTAAAGGATGATAACACTGAAGGTGACTTAGGGTTAGATCAGCCTGTAATAGCAGACGCTACTGTAGGCAATAGTAAACCAGTAAAACCACTAGCAGGCGATATAGTAGTAACACAAGAAGACTTAGCACCAGGTACAGTAAATGCAGATGGCTTTGTGCCTGGTACTGTATATCAGTTTGCTATAACATCTGTTGTAGGCGGTGTAGAGTCACTACCATACTTATTCTCTGTTACTGCTGAAGCGCTACTTAATGGCTCTCCGTCAGGCTATGTAAAGCTATTTAAGTTTCAAAACACTACTGCAGCTAGTAGACTTTACCAGAAGATAGCAGGGGTGTGGAAAGCTTATCAGGTAGGTATATACACTGCTGGAATAACTACTTTTGCAGCTACTGCAGTGTTTTCTATCTACTTTAGAAGCAGTGCTATAACACTAGGGTATACATTTGGCTGGTCACTACCTGCTGATGTTGACGCAATGTTGCTCGAGACAACATTTGTAGGTAACTACGACTATGTGGCTACAGTGTATAGTAGTTCACTTGGCTGGGAGAGTAAGCCTAGTCCAATAATAAGTGTTAAGCCTAGTGACGCTACTGACTCAGTAACGTTCAATATCAACTTTGCGCAGGACACTAGAATAGACATAGTTAGATTATACAGGCTTGGGAATACAATAACAGACTTTACACTAGTTAGTGAACATGTAGTAGATGTCAATTCAAGTACTACACTTGCAGCAGCAGACAACTACCCAGACACAGCTATTTCAGGTAATGCTATACTCAAGTCTATAAAGTATAGCAAAGTGTTAACAGGAGTTACAAACTTATCGGTTACTAACGGCCAGTTAATAGGTACTATTGGCACTAAACTAGTTTATAGTGAACCAGGCGCTGTGTTTGCTTTTCCTTCTACTAACTATAGAGATTTTAAAGAGACGTTAACTGGAGTATACGCAATAGACGCAGGTTTGTTAGTGTTTTCGGCTACTCATACCTGGCTAATTAACACGTCTAATTTAGCCACTGGTAAAGTTATACAACTAAGTGATGAGTTCGGTTGTGTTGGTCATGACACTATCACAGGGTATAAGACAGGTGCTATGTGGTCTTCGCTACAAGGCTTCTGTGTGTCTGCAGGTGGTAGAGTTGAGTTAGTGTCTAAGAACAGAATAGGTTATAAAGATTTAGACATTACTAAAGCTGTTATGTATAACGAGACTTACTATGGCTTTACAGCTAAAGGCGTATGCTACGCATTTGATATGCGATACGAGACAGCATTCGTAGACTTCATATTCAAGGTATTTGATGACTCAGATGCCACTACTGAGATCAGACAGGTTTATATAGATGGAACTGAGCTTAAGGTTCTATTTGGGTCTACATCAGCTGTAGACAGCTATACACTATTTAGTAGCGTGCAAGATGAGACATTCATATGGCATTCTGCTAAGTTCATAGAGGGTTCTCACACAGAACTTAAGCATTACAAAGATGTATACATGTATAGCTCTGGTACACTAACAATAACTATACTCATAGATGATGTTGAAGTATTAACTAAAGACCTATATGAAGACGGCTTTCACAATATTAAAATACCTCAAGATAAGCAAGAAGGCTATGGTATTCAGTATACGATAGTTGGCACAGGCCAAGTTACTGAGCTTGAGTATAAAACTATGGGTAGACAAAATGGCCGATGATCTACTAGTCACTGACGTAGTTCTTGACGACCCCCTAGTGCTAAGAAGACTTCTTGGAGACATTATAGAGCGGCTTAACAATGATGTTAGTACTGTAGCTTCAGCCTCTGTACAGTCAGAAATAGACAAGGCAGCGTTAACCGGAGGTATAACTTCATACTATGAAGCAACAGAGCCTAAGATAAGTACTAAGTTAGTAATAGGTGACTTGTGGTTTGACACTTCTGATTTTAACAGACCGTATAGGTTCGATGGTGTTAGTTGGGTAGAGGTTCGAGACACTGGGTATAAGTCGTATGCTGACATAGCTGCTGATGCTGCTAAAGCTAATGCAATAGCTACTGCAGACGCAAATGCAGATGGTAAGATCACAGCTTCTGAGGCCTCTACACTAACTGCATACCAGGCTTATGCTGACGCAGCTGAGGCAGCAGCTATACTAACAGCAGACGCAGCAGC